GTTACCAACCCAATCGCGCGAAAGGGAGTCCAGAGGGTCGAAGACCCTTTGGCGGGGTCAAGGGGCAGCGCCCCTTGGGTTCCCCCAATAAACACGCGGAAGAAGCCTGAAAAAGTTACCAACCCAATCGCGCGAAAGGGAGTCCAGAGGGTCGAAGACCCTTTGGCGGGGTCAAGGGGCAGCGCCCCTTGCGCCTCCTTAATCCAGACTGCCCTTTGTGGACAGCACACCCTCAATCCGATTGTCGATGCTTGCCGCGTCTCGCAGCGCCAGTCCCAGCGCCTTATACAGCGCCTCCAGCTTGTGGTGGTCGTTTTTACCGTACAGCACCTTCAAATGCAGCGTTAAGCCCGCATTTACGGCGAACGCACGGAAGAATTCCTCCGCCAGCTGCGTGTCGAACTGCCCGCACATGGGGGCGGCAAATTCCGCGTCGAACACCAAATACGGGCGGCCGCTGATGTCCAGCGCGGCAAACGCAAGGGCTTCGTCCATCGGCATATAGGCACTCGCGGCGCGGCGAATGCCCTTACGGTCGCCCAGCGCGTCGCGGATGGCGCGGCCGAGGCAGATGCCCACGTCCTCCACCGTGTGGTGTGCGTCAACGTGCAAATCGCCCCGGCAGGTGAGCGCCAAATCCAGCTGCCCGAAACGGCACAGCGCGTCCAGCATGTGGTCAAAGAAGCCAATGCCGGTCGAAAGCGACGTTTTGCCGCTGCCGTCGAGGGTCAGCGTGAGGGTAATGTCCGTTTCGCGGGTCGTGCGGGTGATGGCGGCGGTGCGCATGAGGATACCTCCTTGGTGGATTTGGGCGTGCGCTGTGTGCAGGCGGAGCTATCCGGTCGCGCCCATTTGGCGCGACACAGCATAGATGTTGGAATGAGCAAGTTGGGGGCGCGTCTGCGGACGCGCGAAGTTAGTGGCAGGGACGCTTCGCTGCCTGCACCTTTGTTGAGTTCTTCCTTTGAGTAGGTTTGACGCGGAACAGTTGGGGCGTTGCCCCAAACCCCAGCAGGGACGCTGTCCCTGCACCCTGCAAGGGGCATTGCCCCTTGACCCGTTTTGGGCTGCCCGGCTTGGGCGCGCTTCCCTTGCTACTTTTTTTCCTTAGGCTTTTATTTCCTTACCGAACCGAATCGCAACCGCGTTCGCGTGGGCATCTAAGCCCTCCTGCCGTGCCAGCAGCATCACCTGCTCCGACACCCGCTCCAATTCTGCCCTTGAACAGCAAATCAAGCTCGACTTCTTCACGAAATCATCCACCGACAAGGGCGAAAAGAACCGTGCCGTCCCACTCGTCGGCAGCACATGATTCGGCCCCGCCAGATAATCCCCCAGCGGTTCGGGCGAATAGTGCCCCAGAAAAATCGCGCCCGCGTTCTCAATCAGCGGCAGCAGCCCATACGGGTCAGCGACGGACAGCTCCATGTGTTCCGGCGCAATCTGGTTCGCGATGTCCGCGCAGTCGGGGAGGGTCGGCGCGACGACGATCGTCCCGTAGGCGGTCAGGCTCTTTTCGATGACGTCGCGGCGGGGGAGAAGGGCGGTTTGGCGGGCGATTTCCGCCTGAACGGCAGCGGCGAGGGTTTCGCTGTCCGTGACGAGAATCGCGGCGGCGAGGGGGTCGTGCTCCGCCTGTGACAGCAGGTCAGCAGCGACGTAGCGGGGATTCGCGCTGTCGTCGGCAATCACCAGCACTTCGCTCGGCCCGGCGACCATGTCAATGCCGACATGCCCGAAAACCTCCCGTTTCGCGTTGGCGACAAAAATGTTGCCCGGCCCGGTGATTTTGTCCACGCGGGGGATGCTCTCTGTGCCGAACGCAAGGGCGGCAACGGCCTGCGCGCCGCCGACTTTGTAGATTTTGTCCACACCCGCCAAATCCGCCGCGACAAGGGCAAGCGGGTAGCTGACCGAGCCGTCCCGGCCGGGCGGCGTGACCATGATAATCTCCTTTACGCCCGCGACCTTCGCCGGCAGCACGTTCATCAGCACCGACGAGGGGTACGCCGCCGTGCCGCCGGGAACGTACACGCCGACGCGCTTGAGGGGTGTAATCTTCTGCCCCAGCGAAATGGCGGGGTCAAAATTTAACCATGTGTTCTGCTTCTGCTTCTCGTGGAAGGCAGTGATGCGGCGGGCGGCTTCGCGCATGGCGTCGAGCCATTCGGGGGAAGCGGCGGCGTAAGCGCGGGCGATTTCGTCCTTCGTCACCAGCACGGTTTCGGCGGTCATGGTCACATGGTCGAATTTCGCCGTGTAGTCGAACAAGGCGGCGTCGCCCTCCTGCCGGACGCGCGCGACAATCTCCTTGACGATGCGCGAAACTTCCTCGTTTTGCAGCTGAGAGCGGTTCATAACGCGGCGTTTCAGTTCACCCGCGTCGGATGCGCGCAGAATCGGAATCATGCCTGTCCCTCCTGTTTCACGGCGAGCAGCGCGCCCAGTCCGTCGATAATCTGGCGGATGCGCTCCCGCTTGGTTTTCATGGCGACGCGGTTGACGACTAAGCGCGCCGATACATCGCAGATGTCTTCCAGCACCGTCAGGCCGTTGGCGCGCAGGGTCGAGCCGCTCTCCACAATGTCGAGGATTACGTCGCTCAGCCCGATGACGGGGCCAAGTTCCACCGAACCGTGCAGTTCAATAATTTCAATCGTCTGCCCTTTGCTGTCGTAGTAGCTTCGGGCGATATTCGGGTACTTCGTGGCGACGCGGAAGGTGGCGCGGTTGACGCTGCCGCCCTGCTCGCCGGGGTAGCCCGCGATGCACAAGCGGCACTTGCCGAAGCCCAAATCCAGCACTTCGTACAGTTCGCGCCCGGCTTCCAGCAGCGTGTCTTTGCCGACGATGCCTAAATCCGCCACGCCGTGATCCACATATGTCGGCACGTCCGACGGCTTGACGAGGATAAACCGGATGTTTTGCTCCTTGTCCCACAGCACCAGCTGACGACCGGGATTCCGCGGCTCAGAGCAGTCAATGCCCAGCTGCTCCAAGAGGTCGAACGCCTGCTCCGCAAGCCGCCCCTTTGCCAGCGCGAAGGTGATGACCGGCTGCTCCATCAGAACACCGCCTTTCCGTACTGCTCGAAAACGCTGCCGTTCAGGTATACGGCGGCGGATGCTTTCCCGCTGTCGACGCGCTGGTGCAGCTCCTCGGCGGTCAGCCCGTACAGCAGGGCGACTGAAACGCCCTTGTCCCGCAGCTGATGCGCGTAGGCGATGGCAGAGCGCAGTCCGCCCGGCGCGAAGGAGAGGATGACGTCCGGCACGGGCGGCGCGAACGTTTCGCCCTGCCGCTCCAGCGCCATCAGCGTCAGTTTCAGCGAGAGCGCGAACCCCGTCGCGGGCATTGGGCGGCCGAACTGCGCCGGAAGCCCATCATAGCGCCCGCCGGAGAGCAGCGGCTGCCCAAGCTCCGCTGCCAAGCCGTGGAACACCACGCCGGAGTAGTAATTTGCCTGCTGCGTCAGCCCAAGGTCGATGCTTACGCAGTCCGCACAGCCATAGTCTTGCAGGATGGACAGCACCTGCCGCAGATGCGCAATCGCGCCCAAACACTTCGGCGATTTCGTCAGTTGCTCCGCTTCATCCAGCACCGCCGCGTCGCCGAAAAGCTGCGGCAGACGCATCAGGCGGCGCGACACGTCCGCCTCAATGGACAGGCGGTCAAGGTAGAGCTGCATATCCAGCGCGTTTTTGTGCGCCATCATGTCGCGCACCGCCGCGCACTGCTGTGCCGTCAGCCCGGCTTCCTCCAGGAATCCGCTGACGAATTTGACTTGCCCCAGCTCAATTAGAAAGTCGCGAATTCCGGCGGCGCGCAGGGCTTCCACCGCCAGCGCGATGACCTCCGCGTCCGCCTGTGCACTGCCTTCGCCCATCAGCTCCACGCCTGCCTGCGTGTCCTCGCACAAAAGCGACAGCGTTTCGGAGTGGAACTTCGCCGCGGACTGCACATAGCATAAGCGCAGCGGCAGCGGCGCGTTTTTCAGCCGCCCCGACGCCAGCCGAACCGCCGGAATCGTCGAATCCGGGCGGACGGCGAGAATGCGCGCCTGCGGGTCGAACGTCTTCCACACCTGCTCTGGGCGATAGCCGAACGTTTGATCATCCAGCGCGTCATAATACTCCAGAATCGGCGTTTCGATTTCCTGATAGCCGCCGAGGGTGAACAGACGGCGCAGCTTGTCCTCCAAGCGGCGCTTGCCCGCGCATTCGCCGGGGAGGGTATCCTGCATACCGCTGGGAATTTGCAGTCTGCGACGCTCCATTGTGCCGCCTCCTGTCATAATTTTGATGATTTAGCGCGATAAAGTGCTAATGCAATGAATTATACCAGAAATAGCAGATTTGTCAAGGGGTCAAAACGCGATTTCTGCTGATTTCATCATACCAGATTGCGCGGCGCTTCGCAAGGCAAAAACACCGAAAGGACAAAATGGGGCGCACCGTGGCGCGTTTGCCATGATGGTGGACGGAAGGGGAGTATCGTGGTGATTTTGCGCTGCTGGTGGCTGGACATGGCGCGCTGTGGCAATTCGTCCCGCGCGGCATCCCGTCTAATCCTATATAATAAAGGAAGCGAAATTTCGCGAAAACCGACTGCCGCGCCGCCGTCAGCCGAAATCATCCTGCGAATCGGCTGATTTTGCGCTATTTTCCCGCGCTCGGCTGAAATTTTTCCTTGTATCATCCCCGGAATTGTGATATAATAGCATTTGGCGCGTTCTGTTTGCGCCATAGATTGAAAAGATTGGAACTATCGGAATGCGTTTTGATGACTTGAAACTGATGCCCCTGCTCCTGCAGAATGTGCAGGCGGCAGGCTATGAAACCCCGACCCCGATTCAGCAGGCGACCATCCCGCTCGTCCTCGCTGGAAAGGATGTGCTGGGCTGCGCGCAGACCGGCACGGGCAAAACCGCCGCGTTCGCCCTGCCGATTATCCAGCAGCTGGCAAAAAAGCCCACCCGCTTCGGGCAGAGCCGCGCCATCCGCGCCCTCATCCTCACCCCGACCCGCGAACTCGCCCAGCAGATTTATGATAATTTCGTGCTTTATGGCAAAAAGCTGCCCGTCTACCCGACTGTCATCTTCGGCGGCGTAAATCAGCAGGGGCAGGTGAATGCCCTCCACCGCGGCGCGGATGTGGTGATTGCCTGCCCCGGCCGCCTGTGGGACTTGATGAATCAGGGCTTTGTGCATTTGGATAAGGTGGAGACGTTCGTGCTGGACGAGGCCGACCGAATGCTTGACATGGGCTTCATCCACGACGTGCGCCGCATTGCGGAAAAGCTGCCGGAAAAGCGCCAGACGCTGATGTTCTCCGCGACGATGCCGCCGGAGGTTGAAAAGCTGGCGATGGATCTGCTCCATGAGCCGGAATCCGTCAAGGTTGACCCCGTTTCCTCCACGGTCAAGAAGATTGACCAGTGCCTGTATTATGTCGATAAGGCGAACAAGAAGCATCTGCTGGCGAAAATCCTGCGCGACCCGGACGTGGAAAACGCGCTCGTGTTCAGCCGCACGAAGCACGGCGCAGACCGCATCGTCCGCGACCTCAAGCGCGAGGGCATCGACGCGGTCGCCATCCACGGCGATAAGAGCCAAAACGCCCGTCAGGCCGCGCTGACCGCCTTCAAGACCGGCGAGTGCAAAGTCCTCGTCGCGACGGATATTGCCGCCCGCGGCATCGACATCGCGGGTCTGAGCCACGTTATCAACTACGACATGCCGATGGAGCCGGAAGCGTACGTCCACCGCATTGGGCGCACGGGCCGCGCTGGCCGCGACGGCACCGCGATTTCTTTCTGCTGCATCGACGAGGTGAAGCAGTTAGGGCAGGTGGAGAAGCTCATTGGCAAGCGTCTGCCGCTGAAGGAAAGCGAGTGGCCGATGGAAATCACCACCCCCAGCGAGCCGAAGCCGCGCCAGCCCCGCCCGGCGAAATTGACGATGCAGGGCAACGCCGCGCCGGAGCGCAAGGCGAATCGCCCGATGAGCGCCAAACCCGCCAAACTCGCCGCATCCACCCCGATTCGCGAGGCGTCCGTGGAGAAGCGCGCCGTGAAATCCGCCCCGCGCGAGATGCAGGTCATCCGCCGCGAGCATCAGCAAAATCCCGTGCCGCGCTTCGGCCCTGCCAGCGGTCAGCGCGCAGCACGCAGCGGTCAGCCCGTCGTCATCGGCAGAGACGGCAAGATGCGCCTTGGCGGCACGCCCGTCCGCGTCGAGAGCGCCCCGGCGAGCAAGCCTGTCGCCCGCACGAACGCATCCGGCGCGAAGAAAAATGCCGGACAGCCCGTCCGCCGCGTCAACCGCAGCCGCGGCCGCAACGGCGAACGGTAAGCATTGTCCCCCCGAATCACGCACGATCCGGGGGATTTTTTGGTTCTTCACGGGAAGTTTGGGGGAGCAAACAAAGGCTTCGGCGAAGCACCAAAAAGCTGCACGCGGAAGGAGCATGAAAGCGCGACCAACTCAATCGCGCGGAGGGGTCAAGGGGGGGACTTCGTCCCTTTTCATCTGCCCCTTGCAGGGTCAAGGGACGGCGTCCCTTGTGGGGTTTGGGGCAACGCCCCAACAGTTCCGCGGACGACCAGTATGCCAAACGCGCTCAACAAAGGTGCAGGCAGCGAAGCGTTCCTGCCAGTAACTCTGCGCTCCCGCAGGAGCGCCTCCAAGCTGCTCTTCCCCCAAGATTCCGTGAAAAAACGTTTTTTCTGCCTGCAAGCTGCAGATTCCCCGCAAAATCGCTAAATCCATCAGAATTTTTTCCGAAACCCTCTTGACAAACTGCCTATCATTTGGTATACTAATAAAGCTGAATCGTTTCAGCCGTGCCAACATGGCTCAGTCGGTAGAGCAGCGGTTTCGTAAACCGCAGGTCGAGGGTTCGAGTCCCTCTGTTGGCTCGCTTTTTCGAGGTGTAGCGCAGTTTGGTAGCGCGTTTGGTTCGGGACCAAAAGGCCGCGGGTTCGAATCCCGCCACTTCGACGCCAAAAACGAAGCGACTTGCAATAAAGCAAGCCGCTTTTTTTGTGCGCTTTTCGCAAATATGCACAGGTATGGGACAGGTTGTGGATAGCATGGGTAGAGGAAAATTGGGTAGAGAAGGGGTGAACGGTTTACTGCGCATCGGGTGAGGGCGCAAAGCCGTCATTTTCAAGGGGTTCAGGCGTTTCGGGCTGCGCGGACGCAGCGTCAAGGAAGGACTGCCAGACGCGGGCGGCATCGTCGTCGCGGCGGCGAAGCGCGTGAGCGTAGACGCGGAGAGTCGTGCTGGCATCCTCATGCCCCATGCGGCTGGCAACGGCTACCGCGTCGATGCCGTTGGCAAGCAGCGTGCTGGCGTGCGTGTGCCGCAGGTCGTGAAAGCGTACACCTTCAAAGCCGTGCGCATCCGCAAAGTGGCGAAACCAGCGGCTGGGCGTGTCATGATGCAGCTGCGCGCCGTTCCATGCGTGGACAATCCAGCCTTCGCCGACCCAGAGATGCGGGGCGGCGCGCTTGCAATCCTCCTGATAGGCGCGGGTCTGATCCAGCACCGCCATCATGCCGACCGGCAGCGCGATGATTCGCTCCCCAGCTTCGCTTTTCGGCGGGCCTTCAAAGCTGCCGGTTTGCGGGGTGTACTTCAAGGCGTGGCTGATGTCGATGGTGCCGCGCCTCCAGTCCACGTCGCTGAGCCGCAGGGCACCGACTTCACCAAGCCGCAGACCGCAGAGCAGCGCCAGTAGGACGGCAGCACGCAGGCACATGTTCGGCTCATCCTTCAAGCAGCGCAGCAGCTCCACCGCCTGTTCTTCATCCAGAAACTTGACGCGGGCTTTCCGGGCGCGTGGGCGCGTGACGCGCTCCATGGGGTTGCGGTAGATGATTTCCCACTGCACCGCCATGTCCAGCATGGTTTTGAGCGTGTCATAGTAATGCTGAACGGTGCGCGCACCGAGCGGGCGCGTGCGCTGGGCATCCGAAGTCAGCCGCGCCGTCGCTGCCGGATGCCGCGGGTTCGCAAGCTGCGATTCCTCCATGCGTGTGCTGCGGCGGTCATCGTTGCGGACGTATTCCAGCCAGTCCACCAGATAGGTGGCGGTCAGCTTCTTCACCGGCATGTCGCCCATGTATGGCAGGATGCGGCTATCCAGAAAATAGCGGTAGTCCTTATATGTCACCGGTGAGCAGTTGGGGCGGACGTGCTTTTCCATCCAGCGTTCCGCGAACGTGCGGACGGTGATGACGTTCGGCTGCGCTTCGGCAGCTTCCGGGCTGTCCTTTGCCTGCTGCGCTTGCAGCTTTAGGCGCTCCAGCGCGACTTCCGCCTCCATGCGCTGATACGCTTCGGAAAGTCCTGGCGTAGCGTGAAACGTTTCACGCACCCATTTGTAGGTACCGTCGGCATTCAGCGTTTGGAAACCAATGCGATAGGTATCTGCGCCACGCTTTTCAATGGCCATAGCAAACACACCTCCAATGTGCAAAAATAATCTTGCCTATTCTATGTTCATTTTATCCGTCACAGCGTCACAGTAGGCACAAAAAAGCCCGCAAGCCTTGATTTGCAAGCATTTGCGGGCGTGACACGCTTCCGCGCAAACTGGCACGGGAGCGCTTTTTTTGTTTTGGCAAATGTCACAAGTCGTGACGCACGACGACAATCGCGCCGTAGTTCTTCCCTTCATAGCCGCCGATGACCTTGAACGCGCTGATGATCGCGCCCGGCTTGTGTATGGCCTCCATGACGGCGGAGACAGATTCACGCGGGACATTGCCAATATCATAGCCATTCACACGCACGGAAATCGCCTGTTCTTCGGGTTTTCCTTCTTCCTTGTACATGTATGGGCAGAGCGACACGTCCAGCGAGTCGGAATTTTCAAACGGTGCGATGCCGCTGTCGATTCGGCGCAGATATTCCTGCCGGGGCGTGCCATCTTCGGATTTATAGGTAACGCCAGCAACATGAAATTCATAGTGCTGGTATTTCGGAGCATCAGGCTGACGGACGATTCCGCGCCGAAGCGCTTCCACATCAATAAAACGCGGCTGCTCAACGGTTTGCGCAGGGGCGGCAACGGGCGCAGGTTCAACCGGCGGGCAAACCTGCTTCGGAACTTCCGGCTGCTTCGGCGCAGGGGTATCCGCAAGCGGTCTGCTGGCGACCGGGAAGCTGCGCTGCTGCTGCGGATCTTCGCGCTGATGGGGTGCAGCCGCTGCCTTGCTTTTCTTGCGCAGACGGAGGTTCGGGAAAAGGAAACGCACCGCCAAGAACGCCAGCACAAGGACAATCACAACCGCCATCACGATTTCGGCGGGTTCGGATGAATCCATTTGCGGGATGGCGATTGCGAAGAGCGCCGCGCCGATCGCGCAAAGAATGCCGCGCTTTTTGTGCTTCTTCATTCTGTTTTACTTCCTATTCCTTCAGTATAGTCGAGTAAGCGCCGCCGTGTCAAGTGGCAGGCAGCATATCAGAAATGTCCACGGAGAACGTGCCGCAGTACGGGTCTTCGCCTGCGCGTGTATGCTTGCGCGAAAGTGTGATTTCTACCTGAGTACCTTCCCCGTCAAGGATGAAGCCGAGGAAAATCTGCATATCGACCGCGCTGGGCGCAATGACTGCCGACTGGCTGGTGGAAACGGAAGAACTGCCGAAATGCTCAGATTCCACCCACGAAACGTCCAGCGGTTTGCCGCCATGCGTGACGGTCACGCCCAAGTCATACAGTGGGGTCATGGAGGCATCCGTCGGGTTATTTGCCAGCAGGATGATACCCAAACCGCGGTTATCGTCGCGGGCCGTTCCGACTTCCACCAGTTTTAGGCGGAAAATCACGCCATCGACGGAAATCGTCTGTGCGGCTTCCGTATCGACGCGGCTGGCGATTTCCTGGTTGATGGAATCGCGCAGCGCGACCAGCTCATCCGTAGGCGTAGCGCTCAGGCTTTCACCGAGCGCCATGGCAGGAAGCAGCAGCGCCACAAGCAAGGATGAAATCACTTTACGCATTCTGTTTCCCTTCCTTCTTGCCCAGCAGCATGGCGGGCATTTTTGTCACATCCAGCGCGGCGACCACGGCAGCGTTTGCGCTGTCCAGCATTTCCGCAGTGTCGCCGCTGCTGGCAGCGTGAAGCGCATCCGTCAGGTGCGCCATGAACGCCTTCCACGCCACGATGGGGGTCATGCCGCAGGGTGCGCCATTGCAGAGGTATGCCACACTGGCATCCAGCAGCGCAGCCACGTCGCTGGCACTGGGGCCTTTGCCATCGGTGAGCTTATTCAGCACGGCGAAGGACTTCGAGATGCCGCCCACGTCGGCGTTCCGTTCGTCCGTAAGCCCCAGAATGTAATCCAGCGACACGCCGTAATAGGCTGCCAGAATGGTGCCGTTTGCGGTGGATGGGGTCATGCCGGATTCATAATTCGAGATCGTGCCACGGGAAAGCCCGGTTTCCTGTGCCACTGTTGTCTGCTTCAAGTTGCGCTCTTCGCGTAACTGCCGCAGGCGCGTTTTTCCAATCATCGTTGCATTTTCCTCCTGACTTCGGAAAAAGTTTAGCACGGATGTTGTGATTTTTAAACAAAACGCCTGAAATATTGAGAAAACAGCGCAAAGGTCTTGACAAAAAAAAAAAAAGCGTAAAATGTACAACATCCGAGACATATTGTAGCGGGCGCAAGATGGAGAAGCAAGGCGAAGAACCACGAAAACGCCCCGGCAATATGGTGAAGAATCACAAAACGGAGGGGCTGAAAGCGGTGAAAACCAGCGGAAACATCTACTATCAGGCGCGGATGCGCGCAGCGGCACGCGATCCGCTGCATTCGAGCCGAGAAAGAACAGCGACGCTGCTATACATCAGCAAGGAAAGTTTGCAGGACTTCGAGACCGGGAAGCGGCTGCCGCCCTGCGACGTGGTGCAGAAGATGGTGGAGGCATACGGCGCGCCGGAGCTGGCGGGCGACCACATTCGCGCCTGCTGTCCGCTGCTGCCGGACTACGGAGGTGACGGCAACAGCGAACTGGCGCTGGCGGCGCTGGGGTGGGCGGCATCCTTCGAGGATGCGCAGCAGCTGGCGGTGCGCTTTGCGGCCGTTGCGCGGGATGGAAAAATCACGTCGAACGAGCTGCCTGCCGTGGATGCCATCCGCCGCAAGGCGGTGGAGCTGCGGCGCGTGATGGAAGAAACCGTGCTGGCCATCGACAAGGCGATGGCGCAAATGGAGGGAAGAACATGAACCTGCAACCGGTCGATCGGGCGCGGCAGCTGGCGGGCGTGACAGCGTATGCGCTGCGCAAAGCCATCCGCGAGGGGAAAATCCAAGTGCTGAAATGGGGCAACCGTCAGCTGGTGGACGTGGACACGGTGCGCGAGGTGCTGAGCGAGCGCGAACCCATGGAAGGGTACTGGAGCACGGCACAGCTGAGCGAAGTTACAGGTCTGCGCGCCAACACCATCCGCAAGATGGCGCAGGAAGGGGTTCTGCCCCATGAGCGCGTAGGCGGTGCCTACTACTTCAACAAAGAAACGATTTTGACGGACATTGCGCAGCGAATGGCGCAGGACAGCCAGAGCGAATGAAAAGAAAGAGGTGCGCGGCGTGGATATTCAGGAGTTTTTGAGCCGACTGCATGTGGAGCATCACAACAGCGCATCCGGCGAGTATACCTGCCGCTGCCCGGCCCACGATGACAGGACGGCCAGCCTGACGGTCAACGTACAGTCAAGCCGCTACAACGGTGCGCCGCGCATCGTGTTCAAGTGCCACGCTGGATGCAGCGAAGCGGACGTGCTGAACGCCATGGGGCTGAAGGTGCAAGACCTGCGGGATGACAACACGCCGCCCAACGGAGGCGCGCCGCGGGGCATGACGGTGCGTCAAGCCATTCCAACGCCACCGCTGAAGCCCGAAGCAGCCAAGCCGGAAAAGAAGCCGCTGAAGCCGCTGCCGCCTATCACAAAGATTTACAGCTACACGGACGCAAACGGCAAAGAGCTGTTTCAGGTGACGCGGCACGATTATATCGGCGACGATGGCAAACACGCAAAAACCTTCCGGCAACGGATGTACGCGCCGGAGAACAAGAACGCGAAGAAGGACGGATTCGTCTGGAGCGTGCCGGACAGCATCAAGCTGCACACGCTATACCGGCTGCCGGAGGTCAATGCCGCCATTCGGGATGGGCGGACGGTGTACGTCGTAGAGGGCGAGAAGGACGCGGACACACTGGCGCGGCTGGGACATGCCGCCACCACGCAGCCGCAGGGCGCGGGCAAGTGGGCGGATAGTTACAGCGAGCTGCTGCGCGGCGCGCATGTGGTGATGCTGCCGGACGCGGACACCGCCGAAAACAGCTACGCGGGACAGGAACACGGCTGGAAGGTCTGCACGTCGCTGACGCACATTGCGAAAAGCATCAAGATGGTCAACCTGAAAGCCTGCTGCCCGGAGCTGCCGCCGAAGGGTGACATCACAGACATGGTGGAGCTGATGGGCGACCGCCCGGCGATGGACGCGCTGGCGCGGCAGATTGGCGAGACGCTGCCCTTTGACCCGGCTGGGGTGAAATACTGGCTCAGCCCCAGCGAACGAGCGGCGCAGCTGTTCGGGAAGATTCCGGGATACTGCGCGGCAGATGGCTGCATTTGCCGGGTGGCAGCGGACGGAGGGCGAAAGCCCATTTGCGATTTCGTGGCGATCCCGCACAGCGAAATCATGCAGGACGATGGCGTGAACCGCAACATGGCGTTCGAGGTGGATGCATGGACGCAGGACGGACGGCAACTGCCACGGACGCGGGTGAAGGCTTCCGACTTCGGAGGCATGAGCTGGGTCACAAGCGCATGGGGCTTGCAAGCCAATGTGATGCCGGGCAACAGCGCAAAAGATCATGCGCGCTATGCCATTGCCGCGGTGGGCAAGATGACTGCGGCGCACATCACGGAATACAGCCACACCGGGTGGCGCAAGATTGCCGGAAAGTGGTGCTACCTGTACCACGGCGGCGCGGTGGGTGCGGACGGCGTTCGCGTCAATCTGGACGGTGGTTTAAGCGGCTACCGACTGGACGGCGCAGGGGCTGCGGGCTTCGACGGCATATCGGCAGAAGCGGCAGCGGCGGCGAGCTGGGGTATCCGGAACGTCATCGCGCCGCACGTCGCCATCCCACTGCTGGGGACGATTTATCTGGCACCGCTGTGGGAGTTCTTGAATCAAACGAACGTCAAGCCTTCCTACGGGCTGTATCTGGCGGGCGGGACGGGCAGCCGCAAGAGCACCAGCGCGGCGCTGGCGCTAAGCCACTTCGGGAACTTCACCAGCAAGACGCTTCCCGCCAGCTTCCACGACACAGGCAACACCATCCGGCGGCGGGCGTTCATCCTGAAGGATATGCCTTTCGTCGTGGACGATTTTCACCCGACGGGCAGCCAGCAGGAAAAGCGGCAGCTGAAGGAAATTGCGCAGAGCCTGAGCCGCATGGCGGGTGACGGCGCGGAGCGTGGGCGGATGCGCCCGGATGGCACGCTGCAACCGGCAACGCCGCCGCGGTGCGTGACCATCATCACGGGCGAGGACATCCCGGACGTGGGCGAAAGCGGACTGGCGCGCTATTACATGGTGTCCATCCAGCCGAACGACGTGCCGATTAGCGCGGAGCTGACCGCCGCGCAGGAAATGGCGCGGAACGGGTACATGCAGCGCGCCATGCTGGGCTACATCGAGTGGCTGCGAGTGCAGGCGGATGAACTGCCGGAAACGCTGCACAAGCGTTTTCTGGACATGCGCACATGGGCGACGGAGAAGGCAAAAGACCAACACGCCCGTGCGCCGGAAACCATTGCGCACATCCTGACGGGCTACTACATGATGCTGCTCTACTTCCGGCATGTGGGGCTGCTGGATCAGGACGCTTGCACGGCTGCCATTGCGGAGGCTATGGCGACGCTGACCGCCACCAGCAAGGAGCAGGCGCGCATCATCAAGGAGGACAAGCCGGTAAATATCTTCCTTGACAGCGTGGCGGAGCTGCTGGCGAGCAAGGAAGTGTTTGTAACCGACATCAGCGCAAGCGCAACAGAGGGCGGCAAGCCTTCGGCAGCCGTTGGGCGCGAGCTGGTGGGGTGCAGGGATGAAAGCTATTATTACCTCATTCCGCGGATTATTTACAAGTGTGTGCAGGAATTATGCGTGAAGCAGGGCAGCACGTTCCCGATCAGCCTGCGGAGCCTGTACCGCGACCTGCGAACGGCAGACATCCTGCGCAGCGGCGTGAACTGCACGGAAGAACGCCCCACCAAGAGCAAACGCATCGGCGACAACTCTATTTTCTACCTATGGATACCGCGGGACAAAATCGACGGCGTGCACGACGAAGGCGAAAAGCAGATGCGGATGAATTTCACGCAGGTAGAAACGAGCGACCTGCCGCCGGAATGGATATAAGACCAAAGCGCACACGTGGACGCTTTTCAAGGAAACGAAAGGAGCGAGGAACATGCAAGAAAAGCTGACAGGCAAGGAACGCACCGCGCTGCTGTATCTGGCTGCGCTGGATGATGAAATCCACAAAGCATCCCCCATTCTGCGGGAACGGCTGCGAGAAGCGTCGCCCACCGGCTGGCGGGATTGGCGGCTGGTGCAGACGATAACCGCCCGGACGCTGATGAAGCTGGTAGACACGCTGACGGACAAGGACGTGCGCTGGCTGAGCCATATGCTGGAGCATGGGCGCATGAGCATCACGCTGCCGGGACCGCTGGCAGCGCCTGATTACCTGATTGTGGATGCGCGGGACATGGCGGACATCAGCCGGATGGCGGCACGGCAGACGTGCGGGCTGTGCATGAAGGGACGCAGGGAAGCGCAGGGCTGCAAGTTGCGCAAGTGCCTCCAAAGCGTTGCGCCCATGCCGGACGGCGACATGCTGCCGGATGAGCTTTTCTGCTGCGAGTACGCGCAGGTTGACTGGGAGGGCGAGGCATGAAGCACAAAGACGGTTGCACGGCGGTTTGTCCGTATTTCGTTGCGCGGACGGGGTACAAAGGGCAGCACTTCATTAGCTGCCAGTTGGGCGACAGCATTTTTCGGCTGCGGGAGGAACGCGATCAGCACTACCGCGATTTCTGCTGCACAAGCCGGTGCCATGTATGCGAAGCGACCAAAGAGAAGTGGGAGGGACAAGCATGAGCGAGATTATCAGCAGCAAAGACATTCAGCCGGTGGTCATTCAGGTGGCCAGCGCGGAGGACGCTGCCACGCTGGCGCGCATTGAGACGGGCATCCGCACGGCAGCGCAGAACGTGGTGCAGGGCTATCTGACCATCGGCAGCTACCTGAACGAAGCGAAGGGGCGGAAAATCGTGCCGCATGGGCAATGGGAGGACTGGGTGCTGTACAACACGGGGCTGAGCCTGCGGCAAGCGCAGCAGCTGATGAAGGCGGCGCGGGAAATTCCGGAGGGCAGCGCGATGGCCGCCCTGCCACTGAGCAAGGCGCGGGTCATCCTGCACCTGCCGGACGCGGAAGAGCGGGAGACGCTGGCAAAACGGGCGACGGAAGAGAATCTGACGGTTCGCAATCTGGAAGAGCAGATCAAGCAGCTGACGAACGATGTTAGCGAAGCGCGAAAGTCCGAACACAGGATGGCGCAGGAGGTTCAGAAAGCACAGGACATGCGCGCGCGGCTGGATGCCGACCGCAGGAAGCTGGAAGGCGACCGCTATGAGATGATTCAGAAGCAGCGAGAGCGTCAGGCAGAGATTGAGCGACTGCGGGCGGCGCTGGCGCAGGCGGAGCAGCAGAAGCCGCAGGAGGGCATCAGCCCGGAAGCCCAGCGACAGATTGACGCGCTGCGGCAGGAACTGGCGGACGCGGAGGACTATGCCGAACAACAAGCCACGCTGCGGCAGGAAGCGCAGCGGCAGCTATTGGAGCAGCAGAGCAGCACGGCGAGCAGTGTGGGCAATCTACCGGATACGCTGGATCTTGCGGCCGCTGTCCGCGTATTTATCGGCGCGGCGGGTATCTTCCCGCACATGGGCACCGCGCTGGCCAACATGGACGGCGGCAAGCGGCGGGAATTGGCGGGCTATGTGGACATGATTGCCGACTGGGTGGACGGTGCGCGGGCAGCGCTGAACAGCTGCGCGGGCGTGCTGTATGTGATGGGAGATGAGGCGCATGAATGAGCTGACGGCGAAGGTATCCGAGCCTACGGCACTGCAAAACCCCACGCCGACCGAGCTTGCGCTGCTGAAACGGCTGGAGGACTGCGCGGTGGTGATGCGCGGCATGGCGGACATGATGCGGACGACGAACGAGCGCATGGGCGCGCTGGAACGAGAGGTACGGATGCTGACGAAGGTCACACCGGCGCAGGCTACCGCCATTAACACCGCCATCAGGGAGCGGGCGGCGGCGCTGTGCCTTTCCTATCGGGCGATCGGCTGCGAGAAGCAGGCTGCCGCTGCCATCCGCAAGGCCATCCGGCAGACGATGGGCGCGCAAGCCGTGCGAGAGCTGCCGCGGTGTCAGTATGAGATTGTGATGAAGCAGGTGGCCATGTGGGACGACTACAAGACCATGAAGCGCATTAAAAACAAGGGGGTGGTGGTATGAGCGGCAACCGTTCGGCAGCTGTGCCGGACTGCAAGACGTGCCTTTATGCACAGGAATGCGAAAAGGCACAGGCGGGGCGTTTCTACACCCGCTGGCGGAGCAAGGAACCGCCGGAGCGCAAAGCAGAAGATGGCCCGAATCGCGCATGGTATGCAGGCGAACCGTCACCGTGGTGACATGAGAAAAAGGAGGAATAACATGGAACAGCGTGATGAGAAGAATCTGGGAGCCGAAAACCTTCAGCGAATTGCCCAACGGGTGAACGGCATAGTAGAAAAAATAGTTGCGCTTGCGCAGGGTAGTGTTGCCGCTGCGCGCCAAGTGCTTGAAAGCGAGGCGTTTCGTGAGGCGCTGCAAGCCGCGCTCCAAGAGATTCAAACCGACCAAGCGCGCCCGCTGGGCAGCTTTGCAGAAGTTGCCGCCCACATGGAAGGCGCATACGGGCAGAATCGCTATCAGGTGGGCGACATCATCCAGATGAACCACGACGATTTCGGGCTTATCAAGTGGCGGGTCATCGGCGTGGACGTGGATCGGGCAGCAGGACACCGGCACACGCTGACGGTTGCCATGGAGCGCGCCGAAACCTACCATTGGTTTTCCGAACCCAGCAAGGAACACCCCTTCGGCAGCAACAGCTACCCCGGCAGCGACATCCGCTTCTACCTCAACAATGAATTTCTCAGGGGCATCCCGGAGGAAGATGCGGAAACGCTGCTGACTACCTGCCGCCCCTGCACGGATCACGGCGAGGCGAGCAGTACCTGCGACCTTATGTGGCTGCTGTCCGCATCTGAAGTGGGCTTCAAGGGCAACGGCATTCCGTGCGAGGGAGAACCCTATCCGTGGTATGCGCAGGGCGACAGTGCCGAGCAGCGCAGAGCCGTGGACATGGACGGAGACGAAGCAGCATACTGGTTGCGCACCCCGAGCACCGGGAACGGCAGCAACGCGCGCAACGTGAACACGGACGGCAGCCTCAGCAACTACAGTGCGTACAACAGCAACGGCGTTCTGGCGGCTTGCGTCATCGGCTCATCAGATTCATCCGCGCCGGTAGGCGCATCGGAACGGAGGGACGCGCATGAATAAAGCGATTTTTATTGGCAACCTGACACGCGACCCGCAGCTTCGGAGCGTGAACACACCCAGCGGCGCGGCCAGCGTCTGCGACCTGTCCATCGCCATCAACGAGCGGCGCGGAACGCAAACCAAGACGACCTATGCGCAGGTAACGGTGTGGCGGGCGCAGGCGGAAAACTGTGCGCGGTATCTGTCCAAGGGCAAGAAAATCGCCGCATGGGGGGCGGTGGCCGCTGTGCCCTATCAGGGGCGGGACGGCACCTGGCGGGCACAACTGGAAATTCAAGCGGAAGAAGTCAAGTTTTTGAGCGGAAAGAGTGAAACGAGCGGCAGCGTGCCAGACGGTATGACGCAGGTGGAACCCGACGACAGCCCGTTCTGATGGTGAAAAACGCACACGTGGACGCTTTTGGAGGGTGAGAAGATGAAAGCCATTGAAATCCTGAACCGATGCAGGGCAGCGGACGCGGAAATCAGCCGCATCCGGCAGCGCATTGAACAGCGGAACAGCGCCCTGTACCGCATCACAGCTAGCCCCATGGATGCCAATGGCGGCAGCCGCGCCAGCGGAAATCACGATAAAATCGGGACGCTGGAGGCGGACATCGACACTTTGCAGCGTCAGATGCTGGCGCGCAAACGGGCAAAACAGGTGGAAATTGCCGCCGCGTGTGCGCTGCTGGATTATCTGGACGCGGCAAGCAGCGACGTTCTCTACCGCTTTTATGTGCTGGGCGAAACCGCCGCAGCCATCGCCGCCGCGTGTGGGTATCAAGCCGGGACGGTGCGGGCAAAAAAGGCCGAAGCGCTGAAGCTGCTGGCAGAGATGGACAGCGCGCAAATTGACGCAACGCTGCCGGGCTGGTATCTGCGCGGGGACAAGGACGGCAGCAACGGCAGCAACTTCAACAGCGCTGACCTGCCGAAATGGCAGGAACGGGACGCGCCGCCCGTGTGAATCCAAAGCGCCGCGCATGCACATACCAAAACATAGCGCAACAGTAGATATACACACCGCTGTGCTTCAAATACATAGTGCTGCGGTAGATATATATTGACCTTCATTGACCTTCACCCAATAGACTACCAAAAGCGCTTGACCTGTGATATGATTAGAATGCAGCAAAGCAAGCGAGAGGACAGAGGCAAAAAGCCGCTGCCCTCTTTTTCGTTCCCCGGAGGTGCAGCATGAAACACTACAAGCCCAGCGACCCATTCTATCACAGCGAAGCGTGGAAGAAAGCGCGAAAAGCCGCATTAGTGCGCGACGGCGGCATGTGCCAGGACTGCATGGCGCGATTCCGGGCAGGATACGGGAAGAAACCGCGCCGGGCGGACATGGTGCATCACATTCTTTCGCGTGAGACCCGCCCAGATCTTGAACTGTGCTTGGAGAATCTTATCAGCTTGTGCAGCGAGTGCCATAATAAAAGACATCCAGAAAAAGGCGAGCAGGCCAAACAAATCACAGCGGGAAAAACACGGATGCGGATTATCAAGATATAGGAGGCATGTGCAGAATGAATGCAGCCATGAAAGAGCAGCATTTCAGCCGGATTAACGACGAAAGGGCACGCCGGGTCTACGACTATCTTTGCGCAAGCTGCGAACTGCGCGAGGGCGGGCTGACGGATGCGGATCAAATGCTGGTATACGACTACGCCTATGCGGAGCAGGTGAAGCAGCAGCTTCAGGACGACATCAAGGCGCGGGGCATTGGACGCGAGTACACCAACGGGCGGCAGAAGTACTGGCAGGACAACAAGAGCGTGCCGCAACTGCGGGCCTACTGCGATCAGCAGCGGAAAACCCTTGCGGAACTGCGGTTGACACCCACGAGCAGGAAGGCGGCGGCTTTAGACCTTGACGACGATTTCGCCACCTACTGAGCGCAGCCCCGACCTGTCCGGCGTACTGGCGCGGTGCTACGGCTATGCGCGGGACGCAACAGCGGGGCGCATTGTAGTTGGCGAAAAGGTTCGTCTGGCCTGCCGCCGTTTTCTGGACGAACTTGAAAAGCAGAACAACCCGGATTACCCGTGGCGCTTCGATGAAGCCCTTGCCGCACGGCCTGTGGGCTTCATGGAGCGCTTTTTGGTACCCACCAAGGGCGACTACGACCGGCTGGAGCTGATGCCGTGGCAATGCTTCATTGAGTGCAACCTCTACGGCTGGGTAGACAAGCGGACAGGGCTGCGCAGATTCCGCGAAGCCCTGATTTTGGTTGGCACCGGCAACGGCAAAAGCACGCTGATGGCGGGCAACGCGACCTTTGGCGCTTGCAAGGATGGCGAGCGCGGCGCAGATATTTACCTGTTGGCAAACAGCAAAGACCAAGCGGGCATCGTTTTCAACGAGTGTCTGGGGCAGATTCGCGCCAGCAAGCCGCTGGCAAAGCGCTTCCGCACACTGCGCGACGGCGTATACTATGACGCGATGAGCGCCAGCATCCGCCACCGCGCCAGCGACAGCAAGCGGCTGGACGGCTTGAACCCGCACATGGCTATTTTTGATGAAATCCACGAATTTCGAGACTACAAGCTCATCAACATCATCAAGCGCAAGAACGTGAAGCGCCGCCAGCCGCTCATCTTGTACATCACCACTATGGGTTATGTGACGGACGGGCCGCTGGCGGACTACTACGGGCTTTTTTCCGATGTGCTGATACCGGGCAAGATCAAGCCGGAGGTAGCCGACCGGCTTTTTTCGTATATCGCGGAGCTGGATGCCAGGGACGACATCGAGGACACCAGCTGCTGGGTAAAGGCGAACCCCGGTTTGGGCGTTGTGCTGCACATGCGCGACCTGCTGGACAGCTGGGAGCGGGCGAAGAAGGTGCCGCGAGAACGGGCGGACTTCATTTGCAAGCAGCTCAACATCATGGTGCAGGCGGACGACATGGCGTTTATATCGCCGGACGTGATGCCGCGAAATCTGGCAACCATCCCGGAGGAAAATCTGCTGGGGCGGCGCTGCTTCGGCGGCTTCGACCTATCCAGCCGGGAGGACTTCACCGCCGCCGCGCTGGAATTTCCGCTGGACGACGGGCGTTTTTATGTGCTGCTGCACAGCTGGGTGCCGCGCCGAAAGGTAGAAATGGATCAGGAGAAAATCGACTACTACGGGATGGCCATGCGGGGGCTGCTGACCATTGTCGAGGGCGAGTACATCAGCCAGGACGATGTTTATCAGTGGTTCTGCGCACAGGCGGAAAAGTACGAAATCACCGCCATCGGCTACGACCCGGCGAACGCGGTGAAACTGCGGCAGATGCTTGAAATGAAGGGCTTCAACTGCCAGATTGTCCGGCAGGGGCCGCTAACGCTCAACGACCCGATGAAGGACGTGAAGGAGCTGCTGCTGGGCGGGCGCATCGTCTCCAACGGCGACCCGATGCTGCGCTGGTACACCGAAAATGTGCGCATCAGTGCGCAGCGCCAGCACACCGACAAGGCGAACTGGATGCCGACGAAAAACAACCGCTATCGCAAAATCGACGGCTTCATGGCGTGGCTGGACGCGCACTGCATCCAGATGCAGCAGAATCCGGGCGGCGTTCCGGCAGCGCCGCCAGCGGTTTATTCCATCCGGCTGGACAGCAGCCGGGCAAGGGGTAGAAGAACGAGAGGGGGCTATTAAGGCATGGGACTTTTCAGCCGTTTCCGCAACGAGAACAAGGCGAGGGACAAGCCCCGCGTGCGCGTCTTCGACCGCGGCAAGGTGACAAGCATCACGCGCCCGCGGGCAGACGTGACGCTGCAAGGGCATGAAGCCATCTATGCGGCGGTGACGCGCATTGCCAACACCGTGGCGAGCATCCCAGTACACGTCTACAAGGGACGGGAACGGCAGGACACACACCCACTGGAAAAGCTGCTGAACCTATCGCCAAACCCCAGCATGAGCGCCTACATCTTCAAGCAAACGATGGAAGCCTTTCGCAACACGGAGGGCATGGCGTATGCGCTGATTATCCGGGACGGGCTGGGCGAAATCACGCGATTGGACGTACTTGACCCGACGCGGGTGCGCCCACTGATTGAGAGGGACAGCCGGGAAATCTGGTATGACATCACGCTGGAGGGCAAGACGTACCCGATACCGGGCTATATGGTGCTGGCGCTGAAGCACATGAGCGCCAACGGCATCAGCGGCATCCGACCGCTGGACGTGCTGCGCGGCAGCCTGGACTATGACGCAGAGGTGAAGGAAATCAGCCTGAACCAGCTGGACGGCATCAACCACGGCGTGATGCTGGAAGTGCCGGGGCAGGCGCTGGACGAAACGCGCAAGGCACAAATCGTGGCTGATTTTCTGGATGCCTACGAAAGCAGCGGGCAGCGGGTGCTTGTGCTGGAAGGCGGCATCAAGGCGACGACCTTCAATCAATCACCCGTAGACGCGCAGCTGATGGATGTGGAGCGCATCACGCGCAACCGCGTCGCCACGGTCTACAATCTGCCGCCGCACATGCTGGGCGATTACAGCGACACGAGCTTCAGCACAGCAGAGCAGCAGATGCAGGAGTTTTTGCAGCTGACCATTATCCCGATTGTGCAGCAATGGGAGGATGAGCTGAACCGCAAGCTGCTGAGCGACGCGGACTACAAGGTGGGCTACCGCTTCCGCTTCGATACGGACAGCCTGATCCGCGCCGACATGGTGGCGATGGCGAACAAGTACCAAATGGCGATCCGCGGCGGATGGATGCGGATGAACGAGGTGCGCGAGCGAGAAGGGCTGCCGCCCGATCCGAATGGGGATGAATTGATGTGCGCACGCGACATCATCCCGCTGCGCATCATGGTGGAGCACCCGGAGCTGCTGCTGACGGGTTCCATAGCCCAAAGTGACGAAGGAGGGAACGCATGAGTACATTCTGGAACTTCACCCGTGACGATGCCACGGGCAACGGCACGATCCAGCTGGACGGCGAAATCGTGACGGAAAGCGACTGGTGGGGCAGCGGCGGGCAGGTGGTGGCGCGGAGCTTCCGCAACCGGCTGGCAACCTGCAAGGACATCACGGTCTACATCAATTCGCCGGGCGGCGACGTGTTTGCTGCTGCGGAGCTGTACACGGCGCTGCGGGAACACACGCAGGGCAAGGTGACGGTGAAGGTGACGGGCATCGCGGCAAGCGCGGCTTCGCTGGTGGCGATGGCCGGGGATGAAGTACTCATGTCGCCGGTGGCGTACATGATGATTCACAACCCGTGGAGCATGACGGCGGGCAACAGCGCCGACCACCGCAAGGAGGCCGACGTACTGGACGAAATCACCGAGGGGCTGCTGGCAGCCTACACCGCCAAAACCGGCAGGAGCCGGGACGAAATCGCCGCCATGCTGGACGCTGAAACCTACATGAGCGCGCAGAAATGCGTTGATTTGGGCTTTGCGGACGGCATCTTGTACCAAGAGGACGGCGACGGCGAAAAAGAGAAGCAGCCCGCCGCCAGCGTGATGATGCAAGGCAAGCAGCACGGCAGGGCCGCGGCGCTTGCACGGGTGCAGCCCAGCCTTGCCGAGCTGAACCGCCGGGCAGAAATCATTCGCCGGGCGAAGATCATCGGCGAAACCATTCGATAAGCCAAAAGCGACCACGTGGTCGTTTTTATTTTTCCCTGAAAAGAAAGAAGGAGGACAACGAACATGACTCTGGCTGAAATGATGAACGAAATCAATGCGCTGGGGCGCAACATCCGCGCCGCTGCCGACCGCCTGATGGCGGATGCTGCGGACAACACCCACGACATGCAGGACATCGAGCGCCAGCAGAACGCCCTGCGCGACATGAATAAGCGCATGGCGGCGCTGCGGCTGGCGTACACCACGCAGGAGGACGCGGAGCGCGGCAATCTGACCGCGCCGCAGGGCAGCGGCAGCCCGGCGCAGGAGCGCAGCCTGCACGACATGCTGGCAAGCCGCGAATATGCCAACGCCTTCGCGCACGCGATTCGCACCGGCGCAAAGCCCGGACGCGACCTGTTTGCGGACAAGCACAAGGTGCTTTATGATGCGCTGACCATCGCGGGCGGCGACCCTGCGGGCGAGGATGGCGGCTTCCTTGTGCCGGAGGACATCGACCGCAGCATCCGTGAATACAGCCGCGCCCTTGACCCGCTGGAAGAGCTTTTCAACGTGGAAAGCACCACCACGAACAGCGGCTGGCGCGTGGTTGCCACCGACCCCACTAAGGGCATGACCAAGCTGACCGGCGAGGGCACAAACATCACCGGCAGCGGCGAAGAACCTACTTTCAAAAAGGTAACGTACACGCTGGACACCTACGGCGATTGGCTTCAGGTATCCAATGAGCTGGCGAACGATGAGGTGGCGAACCTGTTCGCGTATATTTCCCGCTACTATGCGCGGAAATACACCATCACCAACAATGGCATTCTGAAGGCACAGCTGGAGAAGCTGACCGCGGGCGCGGTGGCAAAAACGGACGACGCGCTGGCTGCCATCAAGAAGGTGCTGAACGTGGAGCTTGACCCCGCCATCAGCGTGCTTTCCACCATCATCGTCAATCAGGACGGGTTCAATTATCTGGACGCGCTGAAGGACGACAACGGCCGCCCGCTGCTGATGCCCGACCCGACCAATGCCACGGGCACGCTGCTGAAAGGCCGCCAGGTGAAGGTGCTGTCCAACGCCGTGATGCCGACCCGCACGGTATCCACCACCGGCGCGACCAAGGGCGACTACTACCCGATTTATATCGGCGATTTCACGCAGTACGCCACGCTGTTCCAGCGCCAGCCGCTGGAGCTGACCAGCACGGACATCGGCGGCACGGCCTTCCGCACCAACAGCATCGAAACGCGGTGCATTGCGCGCATGGGCGCGAGCGTATTTGACAGCGCCGCGGCGGTACGCAAGGAAATCTTTATTCCCGCGACCTGATAACAGGCGGCGGGCGGTGTGATGCGCTGCCCGCCGCGGAAAGGACAGGCGAATGGCAACAATCAGCACGGAGATGAGCCAGCAGACCACCGCGAACGTCTACAACGACAAGGGCAGCGAGCGGGTGCTGGCGGTATCCGCTACATGCAGCATCAGACCGGGGCGCGGGCTGAACATTAGCATCGACATCAGCGACAGCGGCGCGCTGGAAGGCGTGAAAGAGGAAGCCGCGGCAGGGCTGGCTGCCTATCTGGGGCAGGAGCTGCAAAAGGCGGCAGGGCTGGGCATCCCGATCGCGCTGCCGACCGTACAAAGCGACTAAGGAGGTGCGCAGGTGCCGGACATGGACATGGTGCGGCGATTCGCCGGGTGCGACGACGACGCGGACAGCGCGGTGCTGGAAGCCTGCGTGAATGCCGCAGAGGCATGGTATGAAGCGGCAGGCGTTCCAAAGCCCAGCGCGCCGGATTCCCTCTATGATTTTTGGTTGGCGAATCTGGCGGCGTGGATGTACGACATGCGCGGCGCAGGCGGCGACAGCACAACGGTGCCGCCCTACATCGTCACCAGCGTGCATCAGCTGCGGCCGATAAAGGCAAGGGAGGCGGGCGCATGAAAGCGGGCGACCTGCGGCACAGGATCACGCTGCAACGCGCAGAAACCCACACGGACGAGCGCGGCAGGCGTATCACCGCGTGGCGGGACGTGGCGACGGTGATGGCAGCCATGGCGGACGTATCGCAAAAGAATCTGTACGTTGCGCAGGCATACCACGCCGAGGACATTCTGACCTTCACCATCCGCTACCGCCGGAGCATCCGGCAGGAGCAGCGGGACAGCTGGCGGGTGCTGCATCAGGGCATCCACTACGAAATCGTGCAGGTGAACGCGCTGAGCTATCAGGGCGATTACATGCGGCTGCAATGCCGAGCGATACAGGGCAAGGGAGTGTAAAGCATGGGAGCCTTTGCAGCGGGCGGCATTGCCGCCGAAATGGCGAAGTTTGAGAAGCTGGCGCGTGGGAGCGAAGCAAGCTGCAAGAAGGCCGTAAAGGCTGGCGGGCAGCTGCTGGCGGAGAAGCTGAGCGCCGCCGCGCCGGTCCGGACGGGCGCACTGGCGGCGAGTATCAAGGCCGGGGCGGTTAAGTACAGCGCGGCGGACGGCTACTATTGCGAGGTTGCGCCCACGGGCACGAACGCCGAGGGCGAGAACCTTGCGAAAATCGGTAATATTCTGGAATACGGGCGGAGCAACATGCCCGCCCGACCGTGGTTTGTGCCGACGGTGGACAGTGCTGTGGAAGAAGTGAACAGCACTATCCGCGAGACATTTCAGGCGGCGCAGGGGAAGGAATGAGCGGCATGGAGGATAAGCTGGAGACTTTTCTGATGACGGCGCTGCATTCCCTGCCCTGTCCGGTCAGCCAGCCGCCGGGCGGCGCGGAGAACGAAACCTATGTGACCTTCAACGAAGCGAGCGGCGCGCCTGCCGAACACGCCAGCAACGCGCCAACGCGGACAAAGCATCTGGTGCAGCTGCACGCTTTCAGCCACCGGGAGGACGGAGCGCACCGGCGTGCTTTTTTCGCCGCGTTGACACTGCTGGAAAAGGCAGGCGCACGGGTACAGAGCTGGGGACCGGACGACTATGAGAAGGATACAGGCATCCACCACATGGCGGCAACCTTCGCCGTGTGGATGAAGTGGAACGATGAAAAGGAGGACTAAGCACATGGAAGGATACTATACCGGCGTACTGGACATTTACTATGCCCTGATTACCAAGCCCGAAACGGCCACGACCAAGCCGGTCTATGCTGCGCCCGCAGTGATGGGTAAGACCATCGAAGTGACGATTACGCCCAACTACAAGGAGGGCAGCGTCTACGCCAGCAACGTGGCGACGCGCAATGAAAAGCGCGTGGACAGCTACACGGTGAGCGTGAATGTGGACAAGCTGCCCTATGCGGTGCGCAAGGCGCTGCTGGGGCGCACGCAGGACAGCAAGGGCGTGCAGATTATCAAGGGCGGCCAGAAAGCGCCGGAAGTGGCCATCGGCTTCGCCATGACGCTGGACGACGGCAGCAAGGAGCTGTGGTGGATGTACAAGGGAACCTTTGCGGAACCCACCAGCACGGCGCACACGGACAGCAGCAGCACGACCTACCAGCACCCGACGATTGAGGGCAAGTTCGTCCGCCGGGAGTGCGACGACGCGCTGGCGGCGGTTGTGGACACGGCAGACAGCAGCGTGGCGGACAACGTTAAAACCGACTGGCTGCAAAGCGTCTACGAAGAGGCAGTCTAAGCAAGCAACAAGGGCAGCGTTCAAGGTTGAGCGCTGCCCCGTACTTTTCAGCATCGGAGGGGACAAAAATGGCAGAAGAAAAGCAGGTGCGCGGGCGCGACATTGCCGCGCCGCTGGACACGCTGGAAGTCAGCGGGAAGCAGTACAAGCTGGCATTCACGAACGAGACTTTCCGGCTGGCGGAGGACGTGTACGAATACCGCTATGGCAGGGCGAAGAACTTCGCGGAAATCGCCATGGACTTGACGCGCAGCAAGATCGGCGCAATCATGGCGATTCTGTACGGCGCGATTGTGGCAGCCGCGCCGGAAACGGAAATGACGTGGGAGGATTTCACGCGAGATTTCCGCATTACGGCAATTCCAGGCGTGGCGGATAAGCTGATGGCGGGCGTAACGGACGCGCTGCCGGAGGCAGACAAGCAGGACGATGCAAACCCCTGAACCGCGCTGGGCAAGCGCCCCGGTATCCGTGGGAATGGCTATACTACCGGGCGCTGGCCTGCGGCATGGGCGCGGAAACCTTCTGGAAAAGCAGCCCGCGTGCCGTGCTGCTGATATATGATGTATACAGGGAAGCGCACGGCGGGAAGCCGAAAGCGCAGCAAGCGGTTCGGCTGAACAGGATACCGAGATAAAAATGAGCCTGCATCTGTACGGCATGGAGCAGGATGGCGAAAGCGCACACGTGGACGCTTTTCAAAAAGAGTTGGAGAAATCCAGCTCTTTTTTCTTTATCGCTTAACTTAAAAACGGAGGGAAAAGTATGCCGGACGAGGGCATCCAAACAAAAGTCAGCGTTTTAGGCGACAAAGAGTACAAGGCCGCGCTGTCCGACATCACCCGGCAGCTGACTGTGCTGAACACGGACATGACTGCCAGCCAGAGCGCCTTCGCCGGGCAAGCGGACAGCATGGAGGCCATGCGGAGCAAGCTGCAAAGCCTGCAAGCTATCTATGCCGCGCATCAGCAAAAGGTTGAGCTGATTGCCGCTCAGCTGGAAAAAGCGAAGCAGGAGTATGGCGAGAACTCCAAGCAAGCCGACAACCTGAAAATCGCGCTGAACCGGGCGACCACTGCCATGAACAAGGTGGGCAGTGAAATCAGCACGACGGAAAACGCACTGAACAACATGCAGAGCGCCAGCGAAACCGCAGAGGGCAGCATGGGCGACCTGACCGCCCGGACCGAGGAGCAAGCCAACGCCAGCGGCGAGTTGGCGGACGCTGCGGACAAGGCCGGGGATGCCGTCAAGGGCGAGGGCAGCGAAGCCGACGACGCGGAGAAGAAGAACAGCAAGCTAAAGGAAGCGCTCCAGAGCGCGGGCAGCGCCGCGGGCGGGGCGCTGGTGGCCGGATGCAAAGCGGCCGCGGCGGCAATGGCTGCCATGGGCGCAGCGGCGGCGGCTGCGCTGAAGGCATCCTTTGACATGGCGAAGGGCGCGGGCACCTATGCGGACGATGTGGCAACGCTGTCCGTGCAGACGGGGGTCAGCACCCAGCGGCTGCAAGAATGGAGCTACGCCAGCAATTTCATCGATACGTCCGTCGAGCGTGTCAGCGACAGCATGAAAGACCTATCCAAGCACATGGCGGAAGGCTTCGCTGACAGCAGTGGCGCAGCATACCAGAATTTCGTTCAGCTGGGTGTGTCCATCAAGGACTTCGACGGCAACATGCGCGGAACGGAAGACGTATTCTGGGACGCTATCGACGCGCTGCACAACATGGAGACGGGCGCTGAGCGCGATGCGCTGGCAATGCAGCTGTTTGGCGATAGCGCACGCGAACTGAACCCGCTGATTGAGGCGGGCAGCGCGGCATGGCGGGAAATGGGCAAAGAAGCGCAAGCCATGGGCACAGTTTTCAGTGATGAGAACATTGCCCAAATGGGCGCGTTTGACGACAGTATGCAGCGCTTCAGCGCTACGGGGACGGCGCTGAAAAACAGCATCGGGCTTGTGATGATCCCGGCGTTTCAGCCGCTGATTGAAACCGCCACCAGCGCCATGGGGCAAGTGGCGGTCGCTTTGCAGGACGGGCTGGAGCCGGACGAACTGCCGGGCATTCTGAACGGGCTGCTGAACATGGTGAGCGGCGCGCTGGACGATGTGGCGGGGCTAATTGAGGAAGCGCTGCCCATTGTGTCGGCGGCGGTGACGCAGGTGGTGGGCGCGCTGGCAGAGCGGCTGCCGGGGCTGCTGACGAAGCTGCTGCCCGCTGCCATGCAGCTGCTGAACAGCGTGGTGAGCGCCATCACCGCCAACATCGGGCCAATTACGGCACTGGCATCGACGCTGGTGCAGAGCCTTGCCAGCCTACTGAGTGAGAACGCGGACGCATTGGCAGACAGCGCGCTGACGCTGATGGGCGGGCTGCTGGACGGTATTCTGGGCGTGCTGCCGGAGCTGCTGAGCGCGGGCATCACCATCGTGGTGAAGCTGGCGGCGGGGCTGATTAAGGGCATCCCGAAGCTGGTGGCGAAACTGCCGGAAATCGTGCAGGCCATTTGGGGCGGGCTGACATCCACCGACTGGGGGCAGGTTGGCAGCGACATCCTGCAAGGCGTGCTGGACGGGCTGGCTGGCATCGGCGAGTTCATCCTTGACCTGCTGGGCATTCCGGCAGACAGCGGACTGACGAGCGCATGGGCGAGCTTTTCCGGGGGCATCAAGGATGCCATCACGGGCATTCTGGGCGGCATTGGCGGATTCCTGGGCAGCCTGTTCAACCCGCCTGGTGAAGGCGAACAAACCAGCATCAGCGGGCTATGGAGCAGCTTCGCGGGCACGGTTGGCACTACGATTCAAGGCGTGCTGTCCAGCGTGACGGCATTTTTCAGCACGCTGTTCAACCCGCCAGCAGACGGCGAGCAAACGCAGCAGGCGCAGGAATGGGGTAGCTTCGCGGAAACGGTGGTGGATACCATCGGCACGGCGCTGCAAGGCAGCGCGGAGCTTGTCAGCGGCATCTTTACTGGTGGCAAGGCCGCCATCGAAGCATTCCCGTGGGAGGACACCGGCACGAAGCTTGGCACGCTGGCAGGTAAGATTGCCGGGTTTGCGCTGGACGGTCTCAGCGGCGTGTTTGACGCTGGCAGCGCCGCCATTAAGGCGTTCCCGTGGGAGGATACCGGCACGAAGCTGGGCACGCTGGCGGGCAAGATTGCCGGGTTTGCGCTGGACGGTCTCAGCGGCGTGTTTGACACGGGCAGCGCCGCCATTAAGGCGTTCCCGTGGGAGGATACCGGCACGAAGCTGGGCACGCTGGCGGGCAAGATTGCCGGGTTTGCGCTGGACGGTCTCAGCGGCGTGTTTGACGCTGGCAACGCTGCCATCAAGGCATTTCCATGGACGGACGTGGGCGAAAAGCTGGGCACATTGGCGGGAAAATTGGCGCTGTGTGAGTTGGATGCCATTGGCGGCGTGTTTGACACGGGCAGCGCCGCCATTAAGGCGTTCCCGTGGGAAGACACCGGCACAAAACTGGGCACGCTGGCAGGGCAAGCGACGGCGATTCCGCTGGATGCGCTCAGCGGCGTATTCACGGCGGCGGATTCCGCCATTACCAGCATCGACTGGGCAAAGCTGGGCGAGAGCGTCGGCATTCTGGTAGATGGGGTCACGGGTATCCAGCAGGACGCGCTCAGCGGCATATTTATCGCAACCGAAACAGCTATCAAGAGCATTAACTGGGCGGAACTGGGCAATACGGTTGCGGACGGGTTGAGCCGTGCGTGGGGCATTGTATCGGGCATTGGCGACGTGGCGCTGGGGCTGGGTGAATCGGTCGTGGGCGCAGGCCAGCAGGGCGTTACAGCGCTGAAAGGCTGGATTGCCAGCTGGAACACCAGCGGTACAGAAAGCGCGGCGGAGGCCGCAGGCAAGCAGATCGTCACGGACTTCAACGCGGGCGTGACTGGCACAAAGGCCGACCTTGTTAAGACAGCGGACGAAGCAGCGCAAGCGTTCCTGGACGCAATCAAAACGAAGTTAAGTTTTCAGGCGTTTCAGGGTATTGGACTGGACGCGATGGGCGGCATCGTGCATGGGTTCACCATGCTGGAGGCAGAAGCCGCCACGCTGAGCGGCAACGCAGCGCAGGGGTTATGCGATGCCGTCACGGTAATTCTGTCCGTGGATGCGGGAACAAGCACGGGCGGCGATTGGGCGGCAGCCATTGGCGCAGGGGTAAGCGCGAAGCAGGGGCAGCTTGTCAGCGGTGCGCAGGTATTCGCACGGGCGGGCGCAAAGGCTGCGGAAAGCGTACTGAGCGCGGGCGCAGGCAGAACGACCGGCACGGAGTATGCCAGCAGCGTAGCGCAGGGCATCCAGAGCGGACGCGGCAGCGCCAGCAACGCCGCCAGCACGCTGGCGAGGGCGGTTGCGGCTGTCATCAATGGCATGAGCGGCATCTTTGAGAACGTGGGACGGAACATTGCCGAAGGCGTGGCGCGAGGCATCGAGCGCGGCAGCAGCCGCATTCGGGCGGCAGCGAAATCGGCGGCACAGACCGCCTATCGCACAGCGTGTGACACGCTGGATATTCGCAGCCCCAGCCGCGTGATGGCGCAGGTGGGACAATTCTATTCGGAAGGCTTCGCGGGCGGCATTACGGACGGCATGGAGCGCGTGAGCCGGGCGGTGCAGCAGCTGAGCGCGGCAGCCATTGGCGAGAGCGCGCAGGGCGTACCGGCGCAGCCGGTGAGCGTCACCGGGCCGGTGATAGACTACGACGCGCTGGCAGATGCGACGGTGCTGGCGATGCAGCGCGCAGGCGTTGGCGAAGCGGCGCTCTATGTCAACGGGCGCAAGATGAGCGACGAACTTGAGCCGGACGTGAGCCGGGCGACCTACAACCGGGCGGGGCGCAGCGCAAAAGGGCGCACCAGCCGGATGGTGCTGGCGTAAGGAGGGCGCGGCATGAAGCTGAACGAAAGCGGATTTACCTTTAACGGGCGGCACTGCCGCCGGGACATGGGCTGCTGGTGGATTGAGAAGGACGGGCACCCGATCAGCCCGGAAGTCCAGCGGAACGAGTACGAAATCGCGGGCGTATCGGGCAGCATCCTGATGGACGGCGCGACGCGGAAGGGGCTGACCTTTTCCGGGACGCTGGTAATAGCGCAGGAGCCAGCGACGCAGACCGAGGCACAGGATAAGCTGCGGGCGCTGATGGCATGGCTGGACTGCGGACGGCAGCGGCTCATCTTCGACTATGAGCCGGGGCGCTACTATCTGGCGCAGGTGGACAAGGGCACGACGTGGAGCCTGAAAAACTGGTTTGGGGGCGAAACGAGCGTGACCTTCACCGCGCAGCCCTTCGCCTATGCGGTGGCGGCGCAGACCGGCACGGCCATCACAGACGGGACGACGGGCGACGTGACGGTGCAGGTGGACACGTTTCACCCTGCGCCGCTGGTGCTGACCATCCAAAACACGGGCAGCGCACCGATTACCGGTATCAACGTCATGGGCGGAAAGGTGAAGCTGGACGGGATGAATCTGGCGGCGGGAAAGCAGCTGACCATCAGCATGGAAGCACCCATCGACGCGCAGGACGGCGCGGGGACAAGTTATCTGCCGTATGCGGAGAGCTTCACGCCGATTCTGCTGAACGCTGGCTTGCAGCGTATCCCAATCGCACTGACCTACGGCAGCGGCAGCGCAGGGGCGAAAATCACCGCCAGCGTGCGCGGAAGGTGGTAAGCTATGGACGAAGTGACTGTCTACGACCAAGGCGGGAAGCTGCTGGCGGTGCTGGACAACGCGGATGCGGTGAGCTATGAGCTGAAGCACAACGATTTGTGGACGGGCAGCTTTTCCCTGCCGACGGGCGACCCGAAAAACGTCTACTGTCAGGCGCACAATCTGGTCAGGCTGCCGGACGGAAGCCGGGACACGGGCATCTATCGCATCATCGGAATGCCCAGCGCGGAGGAAACGGCAGCGGGCGGAATGCGGGAATACAGCGTGGAACACGTGATGGCGACGCTGCTGGACGACGTGCTTTTTGGCTACCACGAAATCGGCGGCGAGGGCATCACGACCCGGCAGGTGATGCAATACATCCTTGACCGGCAGACGGTGAAGCGCTGGGCGCTGGGCACGGTGGCGTTCAGCGACGAATATCAATACAAATTCGAGAACGTGTCGCTGCTCAGCGCGCTGCTGAGTTTGGGCGAGGTGCTGACGGAGGAATACACATGGGATTTTGACACCAGCACCACGCCGTGGGTGGTAAGCCTGCGGAAGGCGGACACAAGCGACGGCTGCGGCATCCACTACGCCCGGAATCTGGTGGGCATTGAAAAGACCATGGATGCCAGCACACTGGTGACGCGGCTGTATCCGCTGGGGTACGGCGAGGGCGTGAACCAGCTGAACATTCGCAGCGTCAACGGGGGTGTGCCCTATCTGGACGCGGACACGGCAAGCACATGGGGCATCAAATGCAGCGTATACGCGGACACGCGCATCGAGGACGCGGCGGTACTGAAAGCGCGGGCGGCGGCCGTGCTGGAAGGGTACAAGAACCCCTACATAACCTACACCGCGAAAGCGATCGACCTGCACCGCATGACGGGGCAGAGCTGGGACAACTACATGCCGGGGAAGCGCGTGCGGGTGATGGACGGCGAGCACGGCATCAGCTTCGCGGCGCGCATTGTATCCATCAGCAAGAAGGATCTGCGGGGCAATCCGGGCAGCGTGGAAATCACCATCGCCAACGCGGTGCGGGACGTGGCGGACAGCATCAACACGCTGGCCGACCGGGTAGGCATCGGCGAGCTTTACAGCCAAGGGGCGACGCAAATCTTCGCCATCCCCTTTGCGGACAACGCCGACCCGGAGCACCCGGCAAAAATGCGGTTCTATATCCCCAGCGGACTGGTGCGCATCAATCGGATGCAGCTAAGCTGGGAGCTGAGCGCCTTTCGCGCCTATGAGACTGGCGCGGCGGCGGGCGGCAGTACCACGCAGACCAGCTCCAGCGGCGGCGGCAGCACGGCGACCTCCAGCAGCAGCGAGGACGTAGCCTGCACCAGCGAATCCGGCGGCGAAACGACAGTTTCTCAACCGGTGCGCGTGCTATCCTCTGACGGCGGCGGCACAGCAATAGCCATTGGGAATTTCGCAAACATTGATGGCACAGGCTATTCTACAGCGGCAAACACAGCGGGATTGACAACAGATGATGCAGGAAAACACAAACACACAATAGGGCACACGCACGACATCGCGGCGCATAAGCATACATGCTTCAAGCACGCACACACCATCAACAGCCATTCGCATGACTTTTCCGGCAGTCAGAGCCTGGCATGGGGACACCAGCACAGCTATGGCAGCATCGGCGACAAGGGAAACACGGGCGGCGTAGTCGGCTACAAACCCAAAGACATCAGCATCAGCGGGACGACGGGGGGACGAACACTGACGGCGAATGAAGCGGGTGACGGAGACAGCAGCAGCGTGGCGCTGATGACAGGCGGAACAAGCAACCAGAACAGCGGTGAAAGCGGCAGTCATAACCACACGATTCCAGCGCATACGCACAAATTCCAGCACGCACACAAGGTGGAGTTTTCCATCAACGTGCCGGGGTTTACGGTGGACATCCCGGCGCACACGCACAACGTCAAGATACCGGGGCACAATCACCGTGTGAGCATCTCGGCGCACACCCATGAGCTGACGCTGCCGGATCACACCCACGACATCACCTACGGCATTTTCGAGGGGACGACAGCGCGAAGCGTGCGACTGCTGGTGGACGGGACAGAGGTGCCGAGCGAAGCCATCAGCAAGCGGGGGCTAGACATTTCCGCCTATCTGGAAAAGGATGAGGACGGGAAAATCACACGCAGCGCATGGCACACGGTGGAGCTGGTGCCGGACAAATTGACGCGCATCGAGGCGAATCTTTTCGCGCAAACGTTCATTCAATCCACGGGCGGGGGTGATTACTGATGCAGGAGCGTGCACGTGTGCCTCCCTTGTGAGGCGCGAGAACAAAACGACCAGATTGGAGGGAAAGCAATGAGCGAAATCACCGAAGCAATGAACATGCTGGAAGACCTGCCGGAAAGCGCGCAGGACGGGCAGCAGGAAGCCGACGAAGCAGCAGCGACGACCTTGCAGGAGGAAGCGGCAGAGACGGCGCAGGAAGCCACGGAAAGCGAAAGCAAGGCTTCGCTTCCCTGCCACCGTTATGCGGTGGAAGCGCTGAGCATGGTGGAGCTGGGGCGACAAGGTGAAGGAAAGGCGCGGCGCATCGAAATCGGCGTGAGCAGCTGGCTGGCAACGCTGCCGGGTGCGCGCTTTGAAATTGTAGCGGTGCGACCCGGCGAGACCGAAAGCTATCTGCCGGAGGGCGTAACGCTGGAAGGCACCGTGCTGTGCTGGATGCCGACGCGGGACGACACGGCAAAGGACGGCTATGGACGCGGCGAAGTGTGCGCCACGCTGGGCGACAGCTGCTACAAAAGCCCAGTATTCCGCACACGCATCGAAGCTGCGCTGGAGGACACGCCAGCCGTAGCGATGACGCAGGCAGCAGAGACAGAACCTGTAGCAATGAACGTGACCACCGATGAAGAAGCACCCAAGCCTACCGATGAGGACAAGGGGGAAATTTATCACGTCGAGGGGTTGGACGTGGTAAAGCTGGGGCGGCAGGGCGAGAACCTGACGCAAGAGGTGCAAATCGACGTAAGCGCGTGGACAGAGGACAACATGGAAGGAGCCACGTTCCTGATTGCGGCGGTGCGCCCCGGCGAAACCGAAAGCTATCTGCCGGAGATCACCCAGAGCGGGAACACCCTGGCATGGAAGCCCACGGCGGCAGACACCGCAAAGGGCGGATACGGCAGGGCGGAGGTACAAGCCGTCAAGGGCGCGCTGATCCGCAAAAGCCCAGTATTCCGCACACGCATCGAGGCTGCCATTGAAAGCAGCGGCAGCACGCCCACGGAGCCGCCTGCATGGGTGCAGCAGATTCTGGGCAGCGTCAGCGCGGCGCAGGAGGCCGCCGCAAACGCCCAGCAAGCCGCGCAGGAGGCTGCCGCAAGCGTGAGCGGGCTGCGTGGGTGGAGCCTGACGGAAGAAACGGACGGCACCGTGACCATCGACCATGCGGCAGCGCAAAGCACCGCAGAAACGACCGACTAAGGAGGGACAAGCATGGGCTTGAACATTGCAAGCAATGAGAACGCAGAACGGCAGGCGCAGGCGCTGGAGCTGATTGCAAAGCACCTGATGCAGACGGGCAGCGTGGTAGCGTGGCCGGACGTGCAGGAGATCATCCGGCACGGCATGGGCAGCAGCGACTTTCCGGCGGGCAGCCAGCTGGCGGTGAGCTACGGCGAAAAAACGATGCTGCTGGACGTGCTGGGGCATGACATCGACCTTGATCCACACGGGAGATTCCAGCACTCCACGACCTTCGCGCTGCACACGCTGCTGGACGCCAGCCAGTTCGACGCGACGGAAGCGCTGTACTATGCCGCGGATGGGCTGGCGGCTGGAACCTATCATTTCACGCTGCTGGCGGGCTACGACGTGGAGTACGGCGGCGGGGCTACGCTGCAATTCACGCTGGCGCAGGCGGTGCCTGCGGGCGGCGTTATCATGTTCCCGTGGGGCTACCAGCAGCAGGCGCTGGCGACGAAAATCAGCACCTACGCCAGCCGCGAGGTAGCTGCCGCCATCGAGACGGTGAGCGTCAGCGCGGGAAGCGACGGCACCGACCTGGGCACGGCAGACGGGCACACGGATCACATGAACCACGCGCACCGCCTGCGCTATGGCAGCAACCGCTACAAGGAAAGCGCAATCCGGCAGTGGCTGAACAGCGACAAGGCTGGCGGGGCGTGGTGGCAGCCGCAGAGCGAGTTCGACCGCGCACCAAGCTACGCAGCGCGTGACGGTTTTTTGAAAAAGCTGGACGAAGGACTGGTCGCCGCCATTGGCGAGGTGGATAAGACCGTAGCGCTGAGCACCGTGACGGATGGCGGCGGCAGCGAGGTGGTGCGCGACCGGGTGTGGCTGCTGAGCCAGGACGAGATGGGTTATGGCCATGAAAACAACATTACCGAGGGGCAGACCTATCCCTTCTTCGCCGGGGCGACCAACGCCGACCGCATCTACCTGCTGAACGGCGCACCGCGCTGGTATTGGCTGCGCACCCCGCACACTGGGGGCGGCGGCTACGGGCGCGGCGTGGACACGGACGGCAGCCTTAGCATCGGTGGTGCGGGCGGCGGCGGTGGCGTGCTGGCGGCTTTTACCATCTATTAAATCAAAATCATCCCGCGCCGGTAGGCGCGCAGGCATTGAGGAGCGAACCCCATGGCAGTGATTGCACCCTTCCGGGAAGCCAATGAGCTGGACGCGCTGATGGGCTGCGCCGACCTTGCCTATACGGTGCTGCACCTGAGCGGCGACCGTGCGGAATACTGGACGGGGCTGATGGTGGAAGAGATAGCGCTGCTGGAAGGCCAACGCGCAGCGCGGGAACACGCACAACCTGCTGAAGCAGATGGATCGAACCTATACCGACATCATGAAGGAGGAACCACCGTGAACACAATCATTAACCCGAACGACAAAATCAAGGAAGCACGCCGGGAAAAGGCGGCAGAGATTCAGGCTGCGCAACAGCTGGAAAACATGCGCACGGCGCTTGCATCTGCGGTTGAGCTGGGCGACATGGACGGGGCGCAGGGCATTGCCAGAGGCATCCGCAACAAGCTGCTGGAAGAAGTGGACGCGCACGGCAGCATTTTCCGCGCCGGACTGGATGTGCCGGAGGGCGCAACCTTTTCCGCGTGGCTGGGCTTTTTCAAGCAGCTGGGGCAGTATCTGCGCGGCGACTGGGCGAAGTATCGGCAGGCGCTGCTGGACGTGCCGCAGCAGGAGGGCTTCCCGGCAAGCATCGTCTGGCCGGAGACGCCGAAGGATGAAAACGACGAACAGGGGGCGCAGGCATGAATCCGCTGCACCTGATTTGGATACTGCCCAGCACGTTTCTGCTGGGCTATTTCTTTGGCTGCGCGATGGCGGGAGGCGGCAGGACATGAGCCACTTGCAGATCATCGAGCGGCTGTGCCGGATGCTGGACGGGGCGCAGGAGGTCATCCGCAAGCAAGCGGAGCTGCTGGCCATGCACGGCATCGAGACGGACAGCGGCGAACTGGAACGGCAGCGGCGCGAGCTGCTGGCGGACATTGAAAGGAGCACATGACGATGGCAAAGCCGACAGGGGCGCAGGTGGCAGCACAGGCGCTCCAGTATGCGCAGGAGAAGCGCAGCTATCAGGAAATGGACTGTCAAGCCATGATTGAGGCGGCTGTGCGTGCCTGCGGCGGAAAGATGGACTACGCGGGAAGCAACGCCATGGCGCGGGCCGTGACGGGACTGATGCCGCTCAGCGAGGCGAAGAAGGCGGGGCTTCAGGTGGGCATGGCGCTGTTCATTCACGAAGACGGGGGCAGCTATCCGGCGAAGTATCACGCGGACGGTCGAGGCAATTTCAGCCACGTTGGGCTTTATGCGGGTGAAAACGCCCTGACGGATGTGGACAAGAAGGGGCGGGAACGCGCCTGCAATGTCGTGCATTCTTCCGCTTCCATGGGCAGGGTGGCAGGGTCTACGCTGGCCAACGGCTGGACGCACGCGGGCTACTTCAAGGAAATCGACTACGGCACTGCTGACACGTCTGCCGAAGCGGCAGCGGGTGAGCAGCAGACGCAGGAGACCGGGACGAAGCGGATCACGCTGCGGAGGGGCAGCAAAGGCGCAGAGGTGCGCGCCTTGCAGGAGATGCTGAACGCGTTGACCTATGGGCTGGATACGGACGGCATTTTCGGCAAGGCAACCGAAGCGGCGGTGCGCGACTTCCAGAAAATCAACGGGCTGAGCGTGGACGGCATCGTCGGCGCACAGACGTGGGCAGCGCTGGAAGGCGCGAAGGACAGCACGGACAGCGACACCTACACGGTGACGATCCGCGGGCTGGACGCTGCAACGGCGGCGTATCTGCTGGAATGCTATCCGGGTGCGGCCAGTGCGGAGGGCGGACGGGGATGAACGGCGGCGAGCTGGTGAACATGCTGACGGACGGATGGGTAGCCATTCAAGGGGACGCTCTGATAGAGCTGCGGAAGCTGGAAGGCGCTGAACTGTCCGCCGTCATCAGCGACCCACCCTATGCCAGCAGCGGATTGAGCTGCCCGACGGGGGGGTACAGGGCAGTTTCTTTTCTTGATACCAGCTTGCAAAAGCAAGAAGGTAAATAAAGCCAAAGGAAGGAGCTGGACACATGGAAACAGGGGCTATCATTGCGTTGGGCAGCCTACTGGTGGCGTTCATTGCGCTGCTGGTTGGCGCACGACGTGACACACGCGGCGAGGCTGCAAGCCAAGCGCAGGTACACGCAAAGCTGGACAGCATTGCGGGCGGCGTGGATGACATCCGCGTAGAACAGCGCGCCATGCGTGAGCGGCTGGACGGCTATGCGGAGCGGCTTGCCAGAGTGGAGAGCAGCGTCAAGAGCGCGCACCATCGGCTGGATCAGATGGCTGCGCCATATCATCCGCCTGACAGCACGGCGGGCTGATGAGAGCGACGCAAAGGCGAAGGAGGTGAACGAGATGAAAATCAACTGGCTTGTGCGAGTTAAGAACAAGGCGTTCTGGGTGGCGCTCATTCCGGCGGTGCTGCTGCTGGTTCAGGCGGTGGCCGCGCTGATTGGCGTAAGCATTGACCTGGGGGAAATCGGCGACAAGCTGCTTCAGGTGGTCAACGCCATTTTCACGGTGCTGGCGATTCTGGGCATCGTCACCGACCCGACGACCACCGGCACCGGCGACAGCGAGCGGGCACTGACCTACACGCAGCCATGGACGGACAGCGACGGGATTCAGTAACTTCATACAGCAAGGCGGCAGCGGCTACCCAGATTGGGCGGCGGCTGCCGCTTTTTTCGTTGGCTTTCCAGCCTTCGGAGGAAAGAGTGCGATAAATAAGGGTGCGGGCGACGCGGTTTTTGAGAAAGCACACAATTTTTGAACGTTTCAGGCGCAGCTATACGCACCAAAACGGTTTTGATTTCACTCGACTGCGAGAAATTCAGCCCATCCCCCCCGGTGGGAAAAGCATTCAAAGGGGAACGCTACACCGGGAGAGGCTCAAGCGTTTACAGCGTGGGTCTTGAAAAATTAGGGGGTGGGCTTATTCTGTGTGACAGTTTTCTTTGAATGTGACAGAAAATAATTATAATGTGCCAGTTTCATAAGAAGGGCGCATATATAGAAGAAAAAATCGCATCACAGTTGTGACGGTTGTGACAGATAGCGCAGGACGCTGAAATACATCACGGAAGAATGCGGAGCGTGCGGGGTAGAACGTGCGGTAGTAAATGCAAGCGCCGCACTGCGAAAGAATGCAAGCAATAAAAAAATAAATGTTGACAGCAAAGAACAACGCATGATAAAATGCAGACACGTTAGCGGTGACGAGCGCACAGGCACTCATGAATGCGCCAACTGCGCGTCAGAGACGCTGAGGCGCTTCGGGACCAAAAGGCCGCGGGTTCGAATCCCGCCACTTCGACACTTTTTACCATCTGCATTGCAAAATGCAGATGGTTTTTTCTTTTTATCCACAAGATATTGACCATATCCACATGCCACGCACCTTTTTTCTTCGTGGAAGCCGCCTTCTTGACCACATCATCCCACTGCATTGTTGAGCGGCTGATAGCTGCCGTCCTCGCGGAGGTGGGTGACGTATTCCATACAGAAAACCCTCCCGATATAATCAATTTGTGTGTATCTAATGCTAATAATAGTATAGCATCATAATAATCTGTTGTCAAGAAAAATAAAACTATCGAGCACTTTTTGTCAAGCACTTCCGGGAAAAACAATGCGCAAAGCAGGAATATATTTGTGCGCTGCTGCCCTTGCAATGCCGCCGCCAAAATGGTATGATGGAAATGAACAAAAAAATACAGAAAAGGAGTCTTCCACATGGCAAAGAAAACGAAAACCCAACCGAAAGCGCGTAAAACAATCACCTCCAATAATCTCGCTGATTTATCAAAACTCGTTCAAGCACTTGAAATAGACGATGAGAATCCGGAAAATCAGCAAAAGCCATCGGCGCTTGACAAAAAAATCATCTACAATGAGTTCCAGAATTCAACGTACACGCTGGTGTCGCCGATGGCATACCTTATTGGCATCGACAAAGAAAACTTTGGCGAAGAAAATGCAAGGCCGTTTCTGCTGAAAAGTTACGAAGAGCTGGATGCGCACAAAGAGGCGCGCATTATCCGCAATCTGTGCCGCATTCGCACGGCGATGGAACGCAATTATCCAGCCATTGTGAGTGAATTTCGCATGAGCTTCCGCAATATCGGCAGCGTGCCGAACCTCATTCCATCAGAAGCGGTGGCGCAGCTGGAACAGGACGGCGTCAGAATTTACAAAGCAAAGCCGGATATTGACGAATACATTATCAGCATCAATTGTGAAATCAGCAACCGAATCAATCAGGTGGCGCGCTTTTTCCCGGAATGGGTGAAGTGGGACTATGTGAAACCCATTTTCCTGATGCCGAACGGGACGAAAAAAGATGGTATCAAAAAAGCAGGGGAATACTATAAAAGCGATACCCGCCGCTATCCGTTCCACTGCTGGATTAACTGGGATGCCGTTTCCACAAGCCCGGAGAGCAAGGGCAACATCCTCTATAATGATGAAAAATTCGTAACGATTCTCTATGAGCGCCACGAGGACCGCTTTGAAAACCTGTCGCTGGTGCGCGATGCGGGCAACAGCACGATGCGCAATCTGGGCAGGCTGCTGGGGCAGTGCAAAAAATGCCTGATTGCGGTGGACTGCGAAAATTCGGATGCCGTGAAGCTCGCGGCGGCGCTGAGCAGCCTCCCGACCGAGCAGCTGGGCAAAATATCCAAGGTGATTCTGTTTGACAGCGAGTATACAACGGCACAATGGAAAACGCTGGTTGACCGCACGCTCTCTACGGCGGTGGATGAAAAAGCGAACCTTGAGCTGGAACATATTAAGGTCGAGCGGCTGAACCAGAACAAATCGCAGTGTGATATGGCGCTGGCGGTGCGGACAAGCCGCGAAGTGTATACCTCCGGCGTGGATGCGGTCATCCTTGTTTCGTCGGACAGCGACTACTGGGCGATGATTCGCCAGCTGGACAGCGTCCGCTTCCTTGTTATGCTGGAGAAGGGCAAAACGGGCATGGCCATCATGGACACCTTGGCGCGGCATGAAATCCCGTTCTGCTTCATTGACGACTTCTGCACGGCGGCGTCGTACAACATCAAAACCAGTACGCTGATCAATGCGATTCAGGAGCAAATCAATCAGCAGCTGGCGGGAGAAAGCACGAAACCATTCAACGTTCGCGAGATGATGGAGACGGCGCTGCAAAACTCGTGGATTATGATGACGGACAAGGAGAAGGAAGCGTTTTACAAGCGATACTTGCTGTGCATGAAACTGAATGTCAGCCCGGATGGCGCGGTCAGCATCACGCTGGGATAAAGGGCAGCGCCTCTGAACGGTGGAGCGAAGGAGAACTTTGCTGGTTCTTCACGGAAAGTTGGGGGCAAACAAGGGCTTAGGCGAAGCGCCAAAAAGCTGCACGCGGAAGGAGCATGAAAGCGCGACCA